TCTAAATCCTTATCGGGGTACATCTCCCTCAAGTCTGATAGGGTTTTCTCTACTCTATGACATATGAATCTAGCATCCTGTATATCTTTAGACTCTCTTGAAATAAGAAACTCAGAAGGGGGAATATTTTCTATCTTTACTTTACCAGTTCGCCTAGTTCTACTAATGACTACATCATGGTATGCAACAACCCCCATTGATTCATCTTCTTCTACATATTCTTCATGGTGAATCTCTTCAACTTCTGGATTGCTTACAAGGATCTCATACTCCATCTCATCAAGATGAGTATACTCTTCTCGCTGGGGTTCATCGTAGTCATCCCACCAGACCTTGACTATACCATTCTTACTTAACAGGGCATCCGTGAACCACGAGTATAAAATCTCCCACCCGGGATTATCTTTAGTGAATACATAGTTCACATAATCCGTAGCCTGATCTGCCATCTGTACATCTTCTGGGCCATGAGGTGTGAACTTAACCATCTCATCTCCAGAAGCAAATACCCTCATTAAGGAAGGTTTAATCCATTCCACCGTATCCTGCACTGTAGAGTCTACATACTGTGACCTACCTTCAACCTCATTACCGAAGGGAAGGCTATAGTAATACTCCATAGCCGTCTCTCTCTGTTGAGAGATAGTATCACCCATATACCCAAGCGAGTCTGTTATCTCGCCACGTATCCTAGTAATTAGTTCGTCTTCTGATGTTTGAGCCATTAAACTATTCCATAATCCCCATAATTAACGTCTTGTGTCCATGCTGGATCTTTACCAGATACAGCAAACCGTTGTGATTGAAACGCATATCGTGTTGCAGACATAAGATCATCCCTGATTGGAACAACCTTATTAAATTTTCTGTGATACATTCTGAACTCTTCAAACCAATCTGAAAGAGTTGAGAAGACTTTAAACTTATCACCCTCTATTGCCTGAAGCATTGCCATCAGCCCTTCCTCGATAGAGTTGGAGCCTTTATTAACCCCCAATGATGGGGGATTAGAAAAATGTTCTAATAGGAAGTTACAACCTAAGTTCCTATATTGGTCAGCCAAGCCCGGATTTCCCATGCTATCCCTGCGATTGCCGTCATGCGGGTAGGCTATGGGTATAAAATGCGGTCTTGTCTTGATGTTCTCTGAATGCACTGAAGGGCTTGCTTTAGACGCTCTATAGCAGTCATATACGTAGAATATGTCCTCATCTCGGTCAATTGCACACCAAACTACAGCTGTTGGATGATCCCATCCGAAGTCAATTGCTGCTATTCTAGGCCAATGTTCCTCAATATGCACTGGATCTGTTATAACTTGCTCTTCCCCAAGGGGGAATACAAGCCCAGATCCTATAGATGGTCTACCATATCGCCTCATTTCCCTCTCATGTGGGGAATAAGAGGAGAGAATCTGCTGCATAACGTCTTCATTAAGGTGACCATTCTCACCATTCATGCTCTTAACTGACTCAGATGCGTCATCCCATGTCGCATTTACTAATGATTGTCCCTTTTGTAGCCTGTTTATAAAGGATGCTACTGTCTCAGTCATCCCACTTTCAGGGGTAAAGGTCATATAAACCATCCCCTTACGGTCTAATGTCCTTGTTACGGCCTGACTATAAATATCTCTTGATGGTTCCTCGTCCAACCATACACAATCCACACTACGTCCCTGCCACTTCTCTACACCCATCTCGTATGCTTTGAAGAATAAAGAAGAGTTCCCACCAGAAATATGCTTTATGAGAGCTACACTCTTAGCATTAGGTACTCCTGGCTTCCTTTCTGTTTTAATAATAAGGTCTTTAGGCACTGTGCCTGACCCGAAAGCCTCTGGATCATCGGGGGAACCCAGTAATTCAAACTGTACAATGTCTCTGGTTGTCTCATTTGAGACTCCACCCGCCCATGCTACGATGGGTTGACGGTATACTCTTCCCTCCCACCAATCAGGGTATAGCCCTGTTAGATGGTAACTCAGCTCCATACTCCCGCAATAAGACTTCCCTATGCGGTTAGCTGCCATCAGAAGCCTCTGGTTGGCCTCTGAGCCTGTTTTATGGAATTTTAGCTGGTAAGGGTAGGGGTCATAAGAATTGATCTTAGAATAGCGCTCACGCCGTCTTTGCTCTTTGAGTAATTCTACAGCCCTAGTGTTTGATAAGCGCGTCGAGTTCTCTTTGGATTTCTTCATCAGACATTCTTTCTACTGTGGTCTGTTCTATTCTCTCTACAGGTTTTAGTCCCGCCCTATCCAGTAAGTCCTTGATTGCCCCAAGGCGTACCGAATCGCTTTCTGACGTTTCTGCCAATTCCGATAACCACTTAATACTAGAAGGTACATGGTCTGCCAATACTTTTTGAGTCTGTTCATTGATTTCCTTTCTTAAAAGATTCTTTAGTTCGTAGCCTTTCTGTTTAGCTGTCTTCTGTGAGTAGCCAGCCTCGATTGCAGACTGGGTAGCATTACCTGTCTTACTGTAGATATCTATGAATTTGTCTTGTCGTTCTGTCATTAGAAGAATCCATACTGACCTTGCATTTCTCTTTCTCTAAAGTTTCTAGCAGCTTCTTGAGTTCTCATTCTTTCCAGCATTTGTTGATTTAGCTGATGAAGCCTTTGTTCTTCCTGCCTAGCATCGCTCTGTCTTTGTGCTTTAGCTTCTTGAGCCATTCTTTCTATCCTTGCATTCTGTAAAGCCTGTTCTCTAATACTGGCTCTTTCTTCATCCTGTCTTTGAGCTTCTCTCTGTTGCTCTTGCCTTTGAGCCTCTTTCTGCTGTTCCTGCCTTTGAGCTTCTTCCTGCTGCCTTCTTATATCGGAAGCGCTCACTTCTGGATGTCGATCTTGCCTCGGAGCTATAGCCTCAGGTATCTCAACACCCAATATTTTAGAAGTTACAAACTCATCAAATGCTTCTTGTACTGGTGTAATATCCCCCTCAAATTCCCCTTCTTGGGTCCCTGTATATATAGCATCAGCAAGGTTGGGATTAAAGTTTTCATATAAGGACTCTTTGAATGGGTTTTCATAAGGGTCATGTATCGGCATCTTTGATACATACCCCTGATCCCACATATGCTGCTCACCAGGCTTCGAGAGTATACCTGTTAGAAGTGGTTCTTCTACAGGAAAGTTAAGCCCCTGATGGGGATTAAAACTTATAGGATCAATTGGAAATTCAAGAGGTAAGTCTCTATTATATATACCTTCTTTATTTATATCAGCAGATCTTCCAGCTTCCTCAATGGCATCCATAAGAGTATAATCAGGATATCTTTTATTTTGGAGTGATTTAGAGATCTCATCACCAAACTGATAAACGTGACCTAATGCGTTTAATACAGGGGAAGGAAGAGGCGATCTTTGCGCCAAGTCTTGTGCGCTTCCCCTAAGATAATCATCCCTCCAAATACCAGTACCCGGAGTTCTTTGCTCAGTTTTAAGGTCAGCAACATAATCTCTATGTTCTCCATACTCAGAAGGACCCACCAATGATAAAGCTCCAGCACCTAAATTATGTGCATAATCCCCTATATTACCAGCATAGTCTTTTATAGAACTCCATAGGCCACTAGGCTCTACAGGGTTAATATCTAACTCATAGTTTAGATCAAACTGAGGTGCAGACCATAGACCTGTCTCTGGATAAGGGAATCTTACATCATCAGATCTCTGACCAAAATACTCTGTTTTACTGATGGGTGGAGAAAGTGGTCCTTGAAATTCAGCAACTTGATCAGCCACTTTTCTTCTTACTCCTCTTGGCCTTTCTTCTGGCCGCATCTCTAGCCTTTCTGTATGCAGTCTGTCCAGCCTGAGTGTATGGGTAATGTTTCTTGCCTAGTTTTGGCATATTAGATACTCCTTATAATTTAAACTTTGGCCTTATACTATAGTTACTGCCCCCTACCATTCTGTCTCTCGCTTTAAACTGAGGGCCAAGATCTACAAATCCTCCTCCACCACCTCTACCATATCTGCTATGCCCTTTGGTAGCTTTTTTAATATAATTCCTTATCTTCTTATCCTGACTCTTTTCTGTTTCTTTTTTTAATAAAGCCCATCTATCATTAAATCGCATACCTTCATCCATTCTCTTAATCCAATTTTCCCCACCTTCAGGCAATGTTACATTTTTACCACTCTTGTACATTTCTATTAAAACATCTCTAGGGTAATGTGGATCGTGTATTGTATCTTTAGGATATTGGTAGGCTTTACCAGGATCTATCCAAGTTTGCATTTCATCATCCCACTTAAAACCTTGGTCATACATTCCTTCTGTTGCTTTTCCAGTATTTACAAGGTTATCAAGATAAGCTCTTAATGCTTCAACTAGAAATGTGTTCATTAGATATTCCTTATGTTACCTTGGATAACCCTCCGCTGAGTGGGGAGGATATATATATAAAAGAAAAAACAGAGAGGGGGCCGTACCCCTCGATGTGGCTCCGCAGGAACGAGGAGGCTTATAGTAGGCGAACCGACGGAGGAGGTTCGACATTGCTGTTGGTGTGGGCTGTTCGTTCGTTCTGACGAATCTAAAGGATTCCAGGGCGGTGGTTTGAACTGTCGTGTGTGTGTGGGGGAAGGATATACTTCTTCCATCGGACGACATTATAAACAAAATTATAAACCAAATTGTAAACAGACGGACAGCATTATAAACAGAAACATAGATGAGGCCATCGTTAACAGGTCTACCACTCCACTTGCCTTCCCTATACGGACGGTCAGGACTTCGTTCGTTACATCTTCAGCCATTCCCACTCGTTCGCTTCAAAGTTCTCCGAATCTCTCGTGTAAGGTTTCGGAAAGAACTCTGAAGAACATCCTCACTCGTTAGGTTTTGTGCGGACTAGCCGCGGACTTAGCTCGTCATTTAAAGGATATCAATTGATCTGCTACAAATAAGATCAATTGGCTTTCTATTTCCTCGCACGAGGCTATCACGGATTCTAGCACAGTCAAGGCATTACGGTGCTCCGCTACAGATAGGTCGCACCTACATCGCTTCGCTGTCGACGATACAACAGTCGAGCCTTGACTACCCTATAATCCGCTTGATAAAGAGTAGGGGATGTATCAATTCATAACAACTTCTTAACGGAGAACAACAATGCTTAAACTTGAAAATATCCTCGCTGGTATAACTGATCGTGCTTGGCAGGGTGTGGGCTATCCTTTGGAACGATCTACGCAAGCTAGTGCGGTAGTTAATGCTATAATGCTTCAGGAGCTTAATGACGGCACTCGCCATGAAGATCTATCCGAGGAAAAGGATACTGGTCAATTTGCACAGGTGTCACGTGCTGAGAAGTTTCAACGGGCTTGCTGGATCTTGGCGTGGATAGAAAATCTACCTTCGGATTACCTGTACTACGAGAAAGGATGCCAAATGGTGGCTCGAAGACGGCCTACACTCCACGATTCCACTGAGTTCTTGCGTACAATTAAGGCTATCTCCAAGATTGAGCAGCAACAGCTAGCAGATGCTTATGGTGTAAAGTATGCTGAAAGGCTTGTGGCTGAAGAGCTAGCTATCAGCAATGACAGATGGGAAAAGTACGGTGACTCGGCAATGCAGATGGTACGGGATGAGGTCGAATCACAAACTAACAATCCCATTGACTTAACTGAAAAGGACTGGGACATGTCTGACTTCGCTTACTGGGCGGCAACAAAACTCCAACCAGCGATTAACTTTAAATGTGATCCTGACAATGAGTTCTCCTTGCCTTCCAAGTTTGGGTTTCGTACTCCTTGGGTAAGGGAAGCAGTAGGTGACATGCTTATGATTCTTCCGGATAACTGGCAAGAAGTAGATGTCTTAGCGTAGATAGGCTGGGAGGGCTTGGCTTCGGTCAGGCTCTCCCTATTTTTTTGTTTTTGCAGCCCGAAACAACTGCAAACGATACGGCCTACTCAGACCTGGACAGCCACCAGCAACGGCGAACAGCCGGAGAAGAGGCTCACGTAGAGAGGCAAAAACTTTACAGGAGACACGATATGTTAGATCAGAAAAATACGATTTGGTTTACGGTAGCTTGCGTTCAACATGAAACAAGTGAGTTAAGTGTCAGTGACCAAGAGCGTGCATTACGTGGTCTTTCTTTTAGATTTTCTGTGGATCATGCGAAAGCATACTGGAATTTAGTATGGCTTGCGGCTGAACAGAAGTGGCGCCACCTGTACGTTTAAGGAGAGAGGCAAAAGTAAACTTGACAAATGGTAAAAAGTGTGATACAATCTAGGGGTTTCAAAGAGTTAGAGAGATTAACAAGTAAATTAGGAGACAGTGATGAAAGAAGAAAGATATATTACTTACCCTGAGACAGGGACATTAAGATGGTTTATATTAATGACTCAAAACAGGTGTGCAGATGTTTGGTACTTTACATATAATATATGCTCTGTTGTTTTGCATTTAATATCTTTCAAAAAATGGAGATAGTGATGACCAAATGTGAAGAGATGTTTTATAAGAAATCAAATGAGGTTCAACTTATTATGGATAAACTATATGACCTCACCAATCAAATGCAATTCTACTTGTCTGATCTTGAGGCATTGAA